TCAAAATCGTGTCCGGCCTCCCGACCACTCCATGATAGAATGATAGAAAATACATATGATAGAAAAAAAATTTCCCAGTCGGAGCAAACCTTCGTGCTCTGGAGTACTCTCTGCATTGCCCGAGTCTACCTCCTGAAGGTTTGCTCCTTGGATTAATGAATTACAAGGTTTGATTCAATGTTGTCATTAATTAAATCCCTAATCAAATTTCGATATTTACTGATGGATACCTTGACTCTGATGTTTTGGGATTTTATTGGTTCGGATTCCAAATCGTACTTCCGCTTCAAGTGGTACAGATATTCTATTTCTTGCGGAGTTGGTCGGAATTCCTCTTCAAAAATAATATCAACCATCACTTTCTGATTGGTATTTTTTTCATCGTCAAACATGTTCCTCCTTTAGTTTTGAAGCAATCGCTTCGATTACCTGAACGGTTACTGAATTCCCTGCCATTAGGAAAAGTGCAGTATCACTTATTTTTCGACCGTCAGGAAAAGTTAGAGATTTTGCCAGATCAAAAACTGAATCGGGCGTCCCCTGAAGTCGGAAAAATTCTCGTGGGGTTAATCGTCTTAACTGTTTTCCGTCATAGAGATTTTGTTCTACTGACCTACTAGCAGTTAATGCTCCAACTAACCCATCTTTTCTGGGGACAATATCTTTCCCTCGTCTTGGAGAAAAATCCTTTCCAGTTTTTGCTTTATGCTCCCTGCGAATTTTTTTGGCTTCGTCTGTACGAACCTCCGTTAAAACAAAAGGTTGACGGTTACCACCGGAACAGGAATTGATTGTTGGTGAGATTCCCTGATCTGAATAAACACGATCATTGGAATGTTTAGGATTATTGATTTGCAGAATTGTCATACCGGAATGATTCCCTCCGGTATGTGCCCCAGCACTTAAAGTTCGAGCAACTGCGGTTTTTGCTGACTGCGAGACGCAAGTGTACGAGTTAGCTTCTCCCAAGAGAGGAAATACTTCGGGTCTGGATTGTCCTCTAAGATGTCCGATAAGGAACAGTCTTTCCCGATTCTGTGGGACTCCGAAATTCTTGCTGTTAAGCACTTGCCATTGACAGTCATACCCCAAGTCTGAAAGCCTTGCGAGGATTTCACCAAAGATTTCTCCTTTGTATTTGCCAGACGAAAGAACACCTTTGACCTGTTCAAGAAAAATATACCGAGGTTTTTTAACTGCAATGATTTTGCAAAAGCAATGAAACAAGTCGCCTCCGATTGATTTTTGATCGAAGGGATTTGCTGTTCGTTTTCCAGCGATAGAAAAGGCAGGACACGGCAAGCCAGCGCAGGCAACGTCGAAACCTGGAAGTCTTGCTGGGTCGATTTTTCGCATGTCTCCATAATTTTCTCCAATGTTATTTAATTGTGAGTTAAGTAATATTGATGCTGGGTTGATTTCACTCCACCCAACTTGGGTATGTCCGGCATTTCGGAAACCTAATCCCATGTTG